CGCGAAAGCATGCGTCAAGCGATGTTCGAGCAGATGATGGAAATGGTCGGGAAGATGCCGCCGGAACTGGCGCTCAAGCTGCTTGATCTGGTGTTCGAGTTCTCCGACTTACAGGGCAAGGAAGAGATTGTCGCGCGCATCCGCAAGTTGAATGGCGAAGGCTCGGATGACGAAGAGAGGTCGCCAGAACAGTTGCAGGCAGAGCAAGCAGAGCGGGATGCGCAACAGGCGCAGCAACAGCTTATGCAGGCCACGGCGGAGGCGCAACTGAAGCTGCTCGAAGCCAAGGTGTCGCAGCTGGAGGCGCAGACCAAGAAGGTCGACGCGGACCGGCTGACGCAAATGGTCACGGCCATGTACGAGGCGCTGCAGTCCGGTCAGATCGTGGCGACCGTTCCGGGTGTGGCTCCTGTGGCAGATGCGATTCTGCAAGGCGCTGGCTATCAGGACCAAAACGGGCAGGACGCGAATATCCCCGCACCAACATCACCAGCACAAGCGGCTATGCCGCAACAACTTCCAGCATTGCAACAGTCAGACGGTGCGCAGGCTGGCATCCAGACACCCGGCAATGACGGTGTAATCACTCAATAGGAGATCAACATGGCAAAAACGAACAAGGTATCGGCATCAGTGGCAATGCGTGAACGTGATTGGGAAGCAGAAGATGACTTGCGCACATTGCAACGTGCAATGGAAATCAAGAACGACCCAGCACGCCTGAAGCGCGCGCAGGATCTGGCGAAAGAAAAGTTGCAAGAAATGGCCCAAGTAGCGGGGCAGGTGGCCGGCTCGTAAGGGCTGGGTTAAACGGTGGCAGCAGGCAATCTAAAGGAGGAAGTAATCATGGGTTTGGAAGGATATTCAGAGCAGGAGCTGGCGATGCTGTCTGACGAAGAGCGCGCGGCATTGGAGGATTCCACTGACGAAGAGCGTAAATCGTTGAACGCGGTGGCTGGCGTGGATGACGACGACGAAGGCAAAGATGCTGACGGCGATGGCGATGGCGATGGCGATGGCGATGGCGATGGTGCAGGTGATGATGCTGGCAGCGGTGACGATGGCGACGATGGCGACGAGAAGCCGGATCGCAATGTGTTCGCTGCGAAGTACCACGCAGATCCTGTCGAGGGTTACGCGGACAAAATGGCCGAGCTTGACCAGAAGTTCGAGGACGGCGATCTTGAGCTGAAGGACTACAACCAGCAGCGCGATGCACTGGTGCGTGCGCAACTCAAGGCCGAAATCTCGTCTGAGCAGCAAGAGCAAGTCGAGGCGCAGTTGTGGCGTCGTGAGATCGATATGTTCATGGACGACCACCCGGAGTATGTGCAGAGAAAACTGCTCAATGTTGCTTTTGACACAGCCGTGAAAGAAGTGGCGGCGGACCCGGCCAACAGTGACAAGACCTACCGCTGGTTCCTGTCCGAAGCGCATAAGCGTGTGCAGGAAGAGCTTGGCATCACGCAGAAGCAGGAGCAAAAGCATAATGCGGATGAAGGCGGAAAGAAGAATGCCAAAGACGTGAAGCCGCGCGGTTCCGACATCAAGGATGCGCCGCCGACGCTTGGCAAATTGCCGCAAGCCGGGGCCGGCGAGAGCGATGCTGGCGAGTTCGATCACATCGACCGTTTGGAAGGTATCGACTATGAGCGCGCGCTGGCGAAGATGTCGCCGGAGGCGCGTGAGCGTTACTTGGCAGCGTGATATGGGCATAGTCCGTCACTTCGACATCAAGGTAGGCGAGACGCTTCGCATTGGTGACGATGTGACGGTTACGCTCCAAAAGAAATCGGGCCAGCTTGCGCGTTTAACTATTGACAGGCCGGAGAGCATAAAGGTAGAAGTCAAAGGGCTTGGTGCGGCGACCCAAGCTGCAAAGGGCATACTGGTCGCCGCATAAGAATCCCGAAAGGGAAGGGGATTAACCCCAATAGTCGAAGCGCATATGTGCTTCTTTATGAAACTGTAAAGGAGAACAACCATGGCTAAAACCATTGTGGGATTGAACGATCCCAAAGCAATCAAGAAGTACAGCGGCCAACTGGCCGTTGATGTCGCGCGAACCGCATACTTCCAAAAGAAGTTCATGGGAGAAGGCGAAACCGCATCCACCCCCATCCAACTGCTGCGCAATCTGGAAAACGATGCCGGCGAACAGATCACTTACGACCTGTCGCTGCAACTGAAGATGCAGCCGGTCGAAGGTGATGATGTCCTCGAAGGCCAAGAAGAAGACCTGAAGTTCTACACCGACAACGTGTTCATCGACCAGATGCGCCAAGGTGTGAACGCGGGTGGCCGAATGACCAGAAAGCGCACATTGCACGATCTGCGCATGATCGCCAAAAAGCGCCAGTCCGACTGGTGGAGCCGTGTGTTCGACGAACTGCTGTTCATCTACCTGTCCGGCGCACGCGGCGTGAATGCCGACTACACCTTCCCGACAACCTACACCGGGTTCGCCGGTAATGCTGTCGAGGCTCCTGATGCCGATCACATCCTGTACGCCGGTGCGGCAACCAGCAAGGCTTCCTTGGCAGCCACCGACAAGATGACGCTGACCGTCATCGACCGTCTGGCTGCGAAGGCAACCATGATGGGCGGCGGCACCGAGGGCATCCCCTCGATCCAGCCGATTATGATCGACGGCGAAGAGCATTTCGTGCTGGTGATGTCGCCATGGCAGAAGTATGACCTGAAGCGCGATGCTGGCACTGGTGGCTGGCTCGATCTGCAGAAGGCTGCTGCTGCGGCCGAGGGCAACAAATCCCCGATCTTCAAGGGCGGTCTGGGCATGTACAACAACGTGGTGCTGCACGAAGCCAAGCCGGTGATTCGTTTCACCGACTACGGCGCAGGCGGTGACGTGGCTGCTGCGCGTGCCTTATTCATGGGTACGCAGGCTGGCGTCGTGGCCTTCGGCTCCGCAGGCACCGGCATGCGCTTCGACTGGCACGAAGAGAGCCGCGACAACGGCAACCAACTGGTTGTGTCCACCAATACCATCGTCGGTGTGAAGAAGTGCCGCTTCAACGGCACTGACTTCGGTTGCGTCGCGGTGGATTCTGCTGCGGCCAATCCTGGCTAATCAGTAGCGGGCGGTGAAAGCCGCCCCTCTGAATACAATCTTTCAATTTAGGAGATACTAAAATGGCAACTTTGACTGCAAACGCTGCAACTGCGCAGCAACCCTCTATCTCGCCGGATGCTGCCGGTGAGGTGTATGCCGTTCGCGGCGAAATCGCGCTGGCTGCTGCTCTGGCCCTGAACGACGTGATCGAAATGGTGAAACTGCCGGCCGATTGCGTGCCGGTGGACTTCATCATCGACACTGACGATCTGGACTCTGGCGCAACCCCAGCGCTGGCAATGGCTGTTGGCTTCACTGCTGGCACCAATGCCGAGTTCCGTGCTGCTGCTGCCGTCGGCCAAGCCGCTGGTCTGGTCCGTATGGACAGTGTTCTGGCTCCGCGCATCGCTCCGACTACTGCTGATCGTGTCGTTGGCCTCAAGGTCACGACCGCACCAGCAACCGGCGCAACGACCGGAACCATCGGCTTCACCCTGCAATACCGCGCGGCCCGTTACGGCGCGTAACAAACCGGTGGGCGGCTTCGGTCGCCCACTATCAACTACTGACGCAGAAACCATAAGGAGTGGTAGCTATGTTGATCAAATGCAAACTGAAACGCGAAGGCGGTTCCAAGATTAAGATCGGCGGGGTGGAGTATCACTTCGCCCCGGACGATAACGGCGACCATGTTGCCGAGGTGACAAACGAAGCGCATGCCAATCGTTTCCTCGAAATCAGCGAGGCATACGAGGCGGTCGGTGCGAAGAAGCGGGCGAAGGCCGTGCAGGCTCAAGCGCCTACCGAACCCGGCAATCCTTCTGGCACGACTGGTGACAATATACAGACCGGTGTTGAAGATACGCCTGTCGTTTCCGCTGCAGAGATCAACGCGATGGGCAAGAAGGAGCTGCTGGAGCTGGCCGCCGGTAACAATGTGCCGGTGAACGGCCTCGCGCCGGTTTCGACCTTGCGCAAGTCTCTCATCAAGGCATTGGGGGCGTAATTGTCTCTTCTGGCAGACCTCGAACCGCTGGTGATCCCGGAGTGCCATGGGGTTCCGTACCCTATAGTGCAGAGTGCTATCCGTGATGCAGTTCGAGAGTTTCTGCTGGAAACAGGAATCTGGATTGATGCTCTTCAAGCAATAAATACCGAGGCTGACGTTACTGAATATGCGCTCACCAAGCCAGCTGATTGTGAGATTGCCAGATTGAAGTCGGTGCGCGTCGGTGGGCGTCTGTGTGATCCAACAAGCGAGGACGCGCTGGACGAAGAGCATGGCGACCAGTGGGATCAACTGACCGGACAGCCGATCAAATACTACACGCGGGATGGCGGTGATCACATATCGCTGTTCCGCATCCCTACCGCAGTGCAGGAGATCAAGGTCCGCGCGGCGCTGACGATCAGCGAATCTGCGACGACTTACCCGGACTTCTTGAACACGAAGCACAAGCAGGCGCTGGCAGCCGGCGCGAAGTCGAAGCTGCAATTTATGACTGGCACGCCATGGGAAAACCCAAGTGCGGCATTGAACAATGCGGCCTTTTTCCAGAAGGCGAAGGATTCAGCAGCAACCGATGTCTTTCATGGGATGAACGGCACGGCGCGCAGGGTGAAGGCTCGATTCATTTAAGGGGGATGTATGGCGGTCACGAAGGTTATTGAACTAATCCGGCGCGCAGAAAAGATATTGAACGATGAGGGGGCGGTGCGGTGGACGAGACTGGAGTTGCAAGACTGGATCAATGACGCCTATAAAGAAGTTGTTTTATTGCGGCCAGATGCAAATTCGCAGACCGCCACCGTCACGCTTGCAGCCGGGACGCGGCAGAAATTAAGCGACGCAGGCACAATCAACCTGCCTACCGCCCTGCGCGTTCTGGATGTGATCCGCAACATGGCGGCGACATCAAACAAGCGCGCCGTGCGTTTTGTTGATCGAAGGGTTCTTGACGATCAACTGCCTGGGTGGCATTCAGAAACAGAATCCGTGAATATCGTTCATTGGATGTTCGACATCCGCACCCCTAAAGAATTCTTGGTTTATCCGCCTGCCACGGCACTTGCGCAGATCGAACTTGTTTATTCGAGTGTGCCTGCATCTCATGCGCTTAGTGCTGGCGCGCTTGATCCAGCCGGCAGCGATACGACCATCATCAATCTGGACGACATATACGCAAATGTCATTTTGGACTACCTGCTGTATCGGGCTTATTCGAAAGACGCCGACTACGCTGCAAACGGCCAGCGTGCAATCAACCACCTCAATTCATTCAACTCGTCGCTTGGCGCAAAAACAGCCATAGATGTTGCGACATCACCCGCGAACGTTACCCCAATGACGCAGCGCGGCGCTTAATAAAGGGGCACAGCAAATGAGTGCATGGTATAGAGCCGGATCAGTATCGGTCACAAACGGATCAGTCAGCGTCGTTGGAGTCGATACACTTTGGGCGTCACAGGCGGCTGTCGGCGATGCGTTTTCAATTGACGGCGACAAGCTGTATGAGATCGCTGCGATTACAGATAACACGCACCTTACGCTGCAATCAGCATATACCGGCACCACTGCCGGCGCGGTGTCATACGGCATCATCCGCAACTTCACTGGAACGACGCAGGCCGAACTTGCTGCGTCGCTTGCGGAGCTGCTGAATAGCTGGCAGACACGCGAGGACCAGTACCGTAATTGGCAGACTGGAACGGCCACCGGCGGAACCGCTGGTGATGGCGCGTATCCGATCACCGACATCCTCGGCAATACCTACAGCTATTACAGCCCTGCCAAGCTGAATAAGATTGCGTCCGGCCTGTTCGGACATAACACCTCTACCACGACAGGGCTAACGCTCGGGTATCTCGGAGGTGTGATGCTGGTAGATGGCGTAATTACGACCATCGCGGACGGCACGCTGGTGCTATCTGCCAGTTCGACCAACTATGTCGAAGCAACGCGCGCCGGCGTGGTGAGCAAGAACACGACCGGATTTACCGCTGGCAGAATCCCGATCCGTGAGGTTGTGACCGGCACGGCTGCAATTACCAGTATTGCCGAGCGCCTACCGCGCGATGTGCCTGTCATTGGCCGCCTGAGCAAGTCGGTTGCTGGGAACACGGACGTTACGCTGACCGCCGCCGAAGCGCGCAATCAGGTCATGGAGTTCACCGGCGCGCTGACTGGCAACATTTCCGTGATCATTCCGGCTGTTGCCAGCGTCTTTGTTATCGGGAATAGCACCTCCGGCAGCTACACTCTAACGGCCAAGACCGCCGCCGGAACCGGCGTGGCCGTCATGCAAGGCAAGCGTGCGCTGATGGAATGCGACGGAACGAATGTCGTAAACGCATTTACATCTGTGCCAGGGATTGGCGCGGCAGACATAGCCAACATCCCCGCAAACAACATCGCCGCTACGACAGTTCAAGCTGCAATCAATGAACTCGATGCTGAAAAGGCAAAGCTTGCAGGCGATTCCGCGCAGGATTTTACTGTAAAAAACCTTACTTCCACTGGCAATGTCACGCTAGGAGACTCCGCTGCTGATATACATGCAGTCAATGGCCCTATAGTGTTCAATCATGGATTTACTATTGGGGGCCAGTCTGTAACGGTAAGTAATATCGGCGTAGCAGGCACAGCAGGATTCGGAGTAGGAATCTGCCCCACTACACCAGCCGGAATGTTCCCATTAAGTAACGGTACGTTTAATCCATTCGATGCAGTTTACGGAAACTATATCTACACCGATGGCAGCATCATGGTATGGATTCCTGCGTTTTACTACAAATACGGCACAGGATCTAATGGCTTGGCTGTGAACGCAGTGGACATTAAGCAATTAGGTTATTTCGTAACAGCCGCTAATTCTCCATTCAAGTCTGCTGCGCTATACGCTGATGAGGTGACTGCTGCAAATGCTGCTGGATACGCTATTCATCGAGCATTCTACGATGGCGGGGCATTGAAGTATGGCGTGTTTGTGGACAAATACAAATGCTCGAACAACGCAGGAACAGCATCGAGTATTAAAAACGGCAACCCATTGTCAAGCAACGCAGCAAACAATCCATTCAGCGGATTGACCGGCGCTCCAGCTAATGCTTACTATGGAGCAATAGCTGCCGCGAAGACGCGCGGCGCGAGCTTTTTCCCCGGCAGCCTGTTTATCAACAAGGCAATTGCTCTATTGTCTTACGCGCACGCTCAGGCATCAACATCCACAACCTGGTGCGCCTGGTATCACGCCACAAACAACTTCCCCAAGGGATGCAACAACAATGCATTAAGTGACGCGCAGGACGCAACACTTACCTTCACGTCAACCGGGAATGAAACATACCCCACCGCCAACAAAACCGGCAGCGCGAGCGTGCTGGCGAAAACCACGCATAACGGGCAAGCCTGTGGGGTGGCTGATGTGAATGGCACGCTTTGGGAGATTTGTCTTGGGCTTACGTCGGACGGAACAAACTACTACATCCTGAAAACATCCGTCGCGATGAAAGACATCACCGCAGGCACAACGCTGGCAACTGACGCGTGGGGCGCAACTGGCATCGCTGCGCTGTATGACAACCTTGGAACAACGTATGGCGCTCTGTGGGCGACCGGCGCAAACAGAATAGCATACTACGGTTCCGCCTCTCAAGTGTTCAGCGAAGTAACCAGCGGGAATGCGTGGAATGCATCTGGCGCAGGGGTTCCGTTAGCGGCAGGCATCGGAGGCGCCAATACGTTCGGCAACGACAGATTAACGGATTACAAGCCAAACTTGATGTGCCCCCTCGTTTCCGGCCACTGGCCCGACTCGTCGAACGCCGGCGCGTGGGCGTTGAGTCTCAGCAACGTGCGCAGCAACTCGAGCTACTACGTTGGGTTGCGCGCGGCCTTGTATCTTTGAGGCCTGAGCGATAGCGATGGGCCTGCACGATGAAGCGAAGCTGGATCAAAAGTTCACGGAGTTTGCAAAGCTGATGAATATCTATCTCAATCATTTTCCGAAGCATGAAAAGTTCGGCATTGCGCTTGAAATCAGGCGCGCGGCCTATGAGGTGTATGGCTTTATCGTCGAGTCGCAAAAGCGCTATCACAAGAAAACTACATTTACCAATCTTGATATTCGACACGAGCAGCTTCGCATGTTGATTCGACTTGCACATTCGCTCGGTTATTTCGAGTTCAAGGATGGCAAGCGCGCAGATAAATCGCCCGCCGATCTTGGAGATCATCGCTATCTCGCTCTGTCTCGGCTGGCGGATGAATTGGGCAGGATGATTGGCGGCTGGATAGTCGCGGATCGCCAGCTCGATAAACGGGAGGCGTCTTAATATGTGCCCCCTCGTTTCCGGCCACTGGGCCTACTCGTCGAACGCCGGCGCGTGGGCGTTGAATCTCAACAACGTGCGCAGCAACTCGAACAACAACGTTGGGTTGCGCGCGGACTCGAATCCTCAAAGACCGCAGCTTGGTCAACGTGGAGTCAAGGGAGACGCTTTCCGGCGCGCGGCGCAAGCCACGGCGAAATCGGTCGGCTTCCGCACTTCTGGTAGGGCGGCATTCCGCCTCGAAGGTCGGGCGATATGAAGCGCATCGGACATTTATATGAGCAGGCATTCACGCCGCACGCGCTGCGACTGGCATTCCATGCTGCCGCACGACACAAGCACGGCAAGCGCGCCTGCTTTAAGTTTGAGCGCAGCCTTGCCAGCAACCTCGATGCCTTACATCGCGAGCTGACGGACGGCAGCTATAAGCCGCAGCCATATTTCAGCTTTATGGTGCACGAGCCAAAGCTGCGCCGCATCTTTGCGCCCGCGTTCCGCGACCTGGTAGTGCAGCATGCAATCTACCGCGTGATCTCGCCCATCTTTGAGCCAGGATTCATCGAACAATCATTCGCTTGCCGGGTCGGCTACGGCACGCACAAAGCCGCCGACTATGCGCAGGCCGCCCTGCAGCAGATTCCGCGCGATAGCTACACGATCAAGTTGGATATTCGCAAATTCTTCTACCGCATTGATCGGTCGATTCTGCGCCAACAGATCGAGCGCAAGATCAAGGATGCGCGCTTTGTCGGGCTAATGATGCAATTCGCCGACCACGGCGAGCCGCAAGGCATCCCCATCGGCAACCTGCTCAGCCAGCTCTATGCGCTGACCTACCTGAACCCACTAGATCACTACATCAAGCGCGATTTGGGCATTAAATTTTATTGCCGATACGTCGACGACTTTGTGCTGTTCGGCATCAGCCGCGAACGCGCGATCGAATGCCAGCGCTTGATCGTCGATTTCATTCGGCGCGAGCTGTGTCTTGAGCTATCCAAATCAACCATCGCGCCAATGGTGCGCGGCATCAACTTCGTCGGGTATCGCACCTGGGCGAGTCGCCGCTTTATTCGACGCCATAGCCTTGGCAACTATCGCACAGCCATGCGTTTAGGGGAAATCGAATCCGCTGCATCAATTTTGGGACACGCCCGCCACACCCATTCTTTGCAGCACATGCTGCGTTTTTCTAAGGAGCACCACCATGACCACCATCGTCTCTTACCAAAAATATATCGATCCGCTCATTACGCGCGAACTGTTACTGCCAACTGATGCATCAAATAACCATATTGGCACTGAGCTTGCGACAGTAGGCGGAATCACCTATGTCTGCCTACCGGATGGTGCAACGTTACCAGCAGAGCAGCCGAAAGAGATTGCATCCACTATATCTGTCGTGACGCTTACCGCCGAGCAGATTGCCGAAATCAAAGCCGCCAGCCCGCATGTTCGTCTAATAAACCGTCGGGTTGCAGAGATGATTGCTGCCGAATACAGCATGGCAGACGAGATTAAGCTATTGCGCACCGCTCCATCGGCAGAATTCGACGCATACAACGCACATACCGAGGAATGCAGAGCATGGGGCCGTACTGAAAAAGCCAAGCTGGGGCTGGCATGATTGGAATAACAGAAGCTCTAATCATTCTTTTTCTTTTAATACTTTGCGAAATAGTAGTGTCTATTAGCAGCATGGATAAAGACTTGGAAGGATATTAATGGAATACCTAACTAATATCCTCAGCGCATTCTCTCAACTTGCCAATGTCATCTTCCTAAATGGGAATCCAAACGAGTCAATATCAGGCAGAAGCTACCGCGAGAATTGGGAAGTTTCGCTGCGAATAATCAACGCCATATTCTTCTGGCAATCGAACCACTGCCGAGGTGCGCATCACAAAGACGTTGAGTGGGCAAAAGAGTTTTCTAAACTGTAACAAGGATCGGCAAATGACCGGGTGGGCTGTCCGACAATTCAAAGGCGTTGCGCCGCGCGCTGAACCTCGCTTGTTGCAAGACAATCAGGCGCAGGTAGCGACCAACTGCAAGCTGTGGCATGGTTCGCTGCGCCCGTTGCTGGTGAATCTTGCGGTTGCGACGACGCTGACCAAGCCCGGAACGATCCAGACAATTCACCGATTCGGGCACGACATCGCCTCCGATACGCAATACTGGTTCCATTGGGCATCAGATGTGAACGTGTGTCGTGGGCAGATATTCGGCGACGCTGCCGAGCGCACCTACTACACGGATGGAACGCTGCCAAAGGTGACGGACAACGCGCTGGCGCTCTCGGGAGGCGGCACTGACTATCCGAACGTTAGTTACGCGCTTGGAATACCGGCACCGGTGACGGCTATTACCGCGACGCCAGCGGGGACTGGATCTGGCATCGCCGAAACGCGCGTCTATACCTACACGTTTGTTTCTGGGTGGGGGGAGGAAGGAAAGCCGCAGGCATCGGGGTCTGTTGCCGCTGATGTACTACCAGGTCAAACAGTCGATCTATCTACAATGGACGGCGCACCGACCGGTGCCTACAACATTGTGGCAAAGCGGATATACCGATCAATGCTTGGCGAGTTCGTGTTCGTGGCAGAGATACCTGTGGCGCAAGTCACCTACAACGATGCAATTGACGGTGAAAATCTTGGAGAAGCGCTGCCTAGCCTGACATACAACATGCCACCCGCAGCGCTCACCGGGTTGACATCGCTTCCCAATGGCATGATGGCTGGATTTGTCGGCAAGGATTTGTATTTCTGCGAGCCGTACAAACCGCACGCATATCCTCTCGGATATGTTATGACGTTCGACTATGACATCGTTGCGCTGGGCGCTACCGATACAACGCTTATCGTGCTGACCAAAGGCATGCCCTATGCAGTGCAAGGGACACATCCGAGCAACATGGCGCAGGTAGTTCTGAATTCCCCTCAGTCGTGCGTGTCCAAGCGATCGGTGGCATTTATGGCTGGCGGCGTGGTGTATGCCTCGCCGGACGGCATGTTCATCACCAATGGCGGAGCTGAACCAGTCAACCTGACCGAGCAGATATTTACAAATAGCGAGTGGCGCTCTT